TCCGTGATGACGATCTTGTCGCCATTCGCGAACGCGTGCGTCGCAGTGACGGTGTCGGTTGCAGTCGTGCCCGACACCTCGCCAACCGCAATTCGGTTAGCAGTCACGACAGACAGCAGGCCCGCAGTCTTGCGCGGGGCCGTGTTGTCGGCAGGCTTCGCGAGGGAACCATGCCAGAACGTGTAGTTCACGTCTCGGGCAATGGTCTTGAGCGCGTTCGCGACCTGGTGACCGTGCTCGTCAGCGACAGGGTTCGCCGTGCCATCCGCACCGTAGAACGGTGCCACTCCGGGAGTCTTGTACTGACCTGTCGCGGCCTGCTTCGTGTACGAGGTTGCGACCTGCTCGTGGAAGATCTGCACAACGTTCTCGACGTTCGCACGCACACGCGACTCGGCAGTCGGCGCGTCGGCGCCCTCAAGGCGAGGGCGGATCTCCGGATCGCGAAGGTCCTCTGTCTGCCACTCGAACGCGGGCGAGGTCGTCTGCCCGCCACCCGAGCTCAAGCCACCCGCACCGGAGAGGAGCGGCGTGTCGGTCGGGGTGATCTCGATGAGTTCACCGTGGAAGTTGGGGAGGTTGAAGGTCGTCCCGAGACCTGTGATTCCAGCCATTAGCTAGCCTTTCGTCTGTGCAGCTTTTTGCTGCCTAAGGGTTGCGACGAGAGCAAAATTGCGTGCCGCCTTCGCTGCTTCGATGGCAGTGTCAAAGTCGGGTTGCAACGTTGTCTTGTTCGTGTTCTCGATGAACGGGGCGGCGGATAGTTTCGCCGGCTCACCCCGAAATGCGACAAGCGCGTCTGCCGAAGCCTCGAGCTCTTCTTGCGTGCTGCCCGTGAGCAGTGATGCAGGAACGTTCTTGGCTGCGGCTACTTCGGCGCGTGTCTTCGCGATGGTCAGTTCGGCAAGCTCGGCTTTCGCTTGAGCGAGTGCTTCCGCTGACTTCTCCGCCTCCGACTTATCCCGGTCCTCGAACTCCTTGATACGAGCCTCAGCGTCAGCGGCGCGCTTCTCAGCGGCCTTGACTGCTTCACGCTCGGACTTGAGTGCAGCGAGACCAGGCGCACCCAGCGGCTCAGTCTCAGGTGTCGCACCTGCGGGCTGCGCTTCGGGTTCAACGACCGGCGTGACCGGTGCGGTTTCTTGCGTAGACATGCATCCTCCATGTGAATACGGCAGTCGCGCCGTGCGAACCTCGAACATCGCGAACGAGGAAAACTAATCGACGGGGATATCCCGACCGACACCCGATTTCTGTTGGTACAGCTCGAGGTACTTCTGTTGGTCGTAGTCCTCAGGGATGTCCCCGGCTGACTGGATGACGACCACCTCGCAGTTGCAATCATCGTGGAAGTCGTTCCCGAGCTCCTGACGACCGCGAGCCTGGATGCCCTGGCCGATGCCGCCAGAGAGACGAACGCCTGCCTCATCGAAACCGGTGCGCGTTGAACCGCGGCCAACCACCGCGCCCGCAGACGAAGCACCAGATGCCCGATACGAGTACACGGGGCCGCGCGAGGCGAGCATCACGCAGAACTTGCATGTCTCCGCCCCGGTCGGCCTGCGAAGCACGCCGGTACGCACAGGGTCACTCGCAGCGGCGAACCAGATCGAATCCCGAAACGGTTGCATCACGAGTCGTTGCATCGACCCGTGCAACCGTGCGAGCGTCATGGTCGAATCGGCTTGCTCATCAAAGAGCGGCCCGAGTGCCCACTTCGCGGAACCAATCGACTGCTCGTCCGGTGCGGGCATCGCGATCGTCGCCCGGAACTGTGCCGCCGACACGCCCTGCCGCTTCGCCCGCGTCATCAGGTCATACCAGTCAGCACCGAGCACGCCAGCAGTGTCCCCGTAGGTGGTGATCAGGTCGGGGTAGAACCGGAGCAGCTCATCACGGAAGTCGGTGGGCGATAGTGAGCGAAACAAGGCGTTCCAGAATTCGTCCAGATCGCGACCCGCGAGGCGAACTAGCTCACCGGTTGCGCTTCGGATCTCCGCCATCTGCGCGTTTGACGCCATGGTCTATCCCCCGGTCAGCGCGGGCGGCGCAGTGGCCAAACGTGCAGCCTTCGCGGATTCAACAAGCTGTGCGACGCGTGATGATGCGTCTACGCGGCGCTTATCTGCCAGCAGCTCGTCAATCTCAGCCTTCGTATACCCGAGCCGTCGCAATGCGACAGTCGACTCGGCCAGCCACGGAATCGCCGCAACTTGCTTCACCATCGCGTCGGACGCCTCGCCCACGGTGGTCTCGTGCGGGCGACGGAAGTTGGCTGACATCTGCGACAGATCATCCGCCGCCTTCGGGTCGTCGTCACGCACCATGACTGCCAGCCGCATCAGGTCAGCCCAGCTGCCCTCGAAGCCCTTGATGGCCTTCTCTGCGCCCGCGTTGAGCTTCTTGTACCGCGCATCAACACCAGACGCCGACGAGGGGTTGTCATGGATCACACCCAGCGTGTCCACGGGGATACCAGTCTCACCGGAGAACAGCGCCGCATCCGAACGGATCATGTCGACGTGCGGTTGCATCGTCGCCTGCTGGAACTGTTGCACGGTCGGGAGATCACCATTGTCGTCACGCCCAAGCGCGAGCATCCGCCCGAGCATGACTTCCCACCCCGTGCGCATCGCACCGGTTTCCGAGTCCACGAAATCTGCCTCATCGGCGCCGAGCACGGCGCGTTGCGGTGAACTGTAAAACTCCGCGGACACCTCCATGCGCAACAGCGACCGCACCGCGCGTTGGGTGATCGAGATCACTGGGCGAGTAATCCGCGACGTGCCGAACTCCCACTCCACCGACGGGTTATGCACGAACGGCACCACCGGCACGCGATCAAGGCTGTTCGTGCGACGATCAACGGTCCACCGACCGTCCACCAGAAGGCATTTGATCATCACGCCGGGGACGAATAGCGCGAAGCCACTCACGTGTCCGAATGAGTCTTTGTCTGTCAGAGTCAGGAATGACTTTAGGCGCCCACGGATCGGGTCCCACCGGCCCGTGGATGTCGTCGCCGAATAGGCGGGCGTCAACACGTCAGGCTCACCGTCGCCGCCACGAATCGCCGCGGCGAACGACACCGCGTACTTGTACGCCGACGTGTGAATCATCGACGCCAGCAACGGCAGGCGGTTATCCGACCACACCGTGTCCAAACCTGATGTCGCCCACGTGTCCCCGGGCGAAACGAATCCATCAAGGATCGTGCGCTCAGCCAAGTCATCGACCGACCTCGCAGGCCACCCCAGAACTGGGGCGACTTCCTCAAGCTGCCGAGGCACAGCGATACCCAAGTGCTGCACCGTGTGCTTCGCGTCATACCAGAGCGTGCGTTCGCGGTTCATGGGGGCAAACTTGCCCATGCGCATGGCAAGCAACGTCGCTTCCTGCTTCTCCTGTTGGCTCAGCTCATTGCTATCCCACAGGCCAGCCGCGATACGTGTTGAGGAAACAAGCGATGCTTTCACCGGAATACCACCGCCTTTCGTTCACGATCGCCACGCGGCTTCCGTCTCGTTGTCTTAGCTGCCCAATAGGCCAAACTCATCGCCTCAGTCGGCGTCTCATCACCATCAGGTGTCGTTGCCGACCATGCCCAAGCGCCCGACAGGCCACGCTTCTTCTCGTCACACACAGCCACCGATGCATCCAGTTGCGCTTGCCCCTCATCGGCAAGATGCGTGAACGGCAAAGGCTCTGACAGCTCGAGGTCAACGTTTCGTTTCGCGACCTTCGAAGATTCCCGCACCGCATCCAACGTCACCGAGCACGACTGCGTGTACTCCGGCGTCGTTACGATCTTCACGACCACATCAGGCACCTTGCGATCCTTGAGCAGTTGCGCGAGCACAGGAGCACCAGAAGCACCGGACAGCACGATCACAGCGACGTTGCGCCACCGCTCCGCCAGCCAGTCAGCAAGCGCCGACAAGCCTGACTCGATATCGCCATCAGCGGCATCGATCAGCTCCACATGAATGCCGTTGTCATGCTTCAAACCGCCTGAAAGCGCCAGGCGCGTCCCATCGAACGAGAACGCCACCGCAAACGAACGGACACCCTCAGTGGGCGCAGTCTCGACACCAGTAGCCGACCACTCAAGCTCAGAGATCGCACGTGAACCCTCTTGATCCGAATCCCAGATCCCTAGCGCCTCACGCATCCACGCAGCAACCGAAGTCAGGTTCTTGCGAAGACGAAGCATCGAGCGCAACGGAGTCCGATGCGGGAACGACGGGTTAGCGATCGCCCACTGCTCACGGTCATCAGGATCAGCGTCCGGATCTGCCGAACACTCGATATAGACAGCGTCCTCAGATTCGCCCGCCAAAGCCTCACGCCGGCGAGCTTTGAAAGCCTCACCCGGGTCAGTGGGACGTGGTGGGGTTCCCATGAAGAACAGCAACGCGCCAGCCGGAAACCGTGACTGGTTCGTCGCCGCAACCATGTCCTCGAGCGCCTTCTCAGTGAGGATCTGAGCCTCATCGAAAACTTCAATATCGACCTCATCGAAACCACGACCGAAGCCCTGTTCCCGAGCACCAAACATGATCACGGAACCGTTGACGAAGTGAACTTCCTGCTCACCATTCACCGCCCGGATAGAACGCACATAGGGGGCGACAGCTTTACGGCCAACCATCCCGCGGAGAGTGCCAAACGTCTTAGATGCAGTACGCGTACGATGCGCCGACCACAGAACCGTGAGATCCGGGAACAACGTGCACAACGCCACAACAACCCGCAGCACCAGAAACGTCTTCGCCACCTGACGCGGAATACTCAACGTGATCCCGCCGACCGTAGCCGCGTACTCACCGTTCTCTCGCTTGCCAAGCATCACCTTGCCAGCGCCACGCTGCCACTCATCAAACGTGTCACCGAACTCAGCACAACGAGCCTCAACCGGAGCCCACCCAGAAGTGACAATCCCCTCCGGAACAATCACATGACGGGCAACCTCAGATAGCCGCCGAGTCGAACGCTTCATCACTGACTGCGACATTCCTCGCACCCTC